CGGCGGCCCGCGCATTCCCGTGCGCCTTTGTCCTTACAACCTGGAACAGGTTGCGGACAACTTGAAACGCGTTAAGCAGGTTCGGGCCCTGCAGGCTCTCGACGCCGTTTACGACGTCGCGCCTAACCGCGTTAACATCTTCAACAAGACGGAGGCCGTTGCGCCTGGCGCCCCAGCGCGCCTGATCGTGTCGTTCGACGGCACCTTCAACTTCGAGTATTCTCGTTTCACCATGCCCTTGACGGACTATCTGTCCGCCTTCTCCTTTTGGGCTCCTGGTAAGGACGGGCCCGCCATCCAGGCGGCCGTCCACGAGATCCATGCCGACGCTAGACGGCACGGTAAGCGCGCCCTTGAGGGCGACTACTCCAAGTTCGACGCAACAACCGGCCTCGTCGGCTACGCCGTTCTTTCCGCCGTGCTCTCATTAGCTTTTGGGCCCGACGCGGGATGGCGCGAACTCGTGCAGTCCTTGGCCGCTCCGCGCGCCACTGCCTCCGTTCCCGGAGGGTTCTCTGACCACATGGGCATCGGTACGATGTCCGGTTCTGCCGACACGACGCTTCGCAACACACTGCTTTGCGCCTTCGTCATTTACTATGCTGCTTACCTCGGGGCCACCGGTAACCCCGAGGAACGTCGCGAGATAGCGTGGAAACACCTTCTCGGCAGCATCGTGTCCGGCGACGATAGCCTCACCACCGAAAGCGGTTTTAGCCTTGAGACGGCGGCCGCCAGGGTGGGGCTCCGCCTCGACGGGCGGCTTTACAGTTCCGGCCACACTCGCTTCCTCGGGCGCCTCTACCCAGACCCCTACGCTTCCGTCGGGTGCGTGGCATGCCCTGTGCGCTTTTTAAGCAGCCTCCACCTCATCACCGTCCCTTCGGGCGGCAGCATGGAGATGTCGGTTGCCCAGCGCGCCCTAGGGCACCGCGTCAACGACGCCTCATCGCCCCTTGTGGGCGAGTTCAGCAGCTCCGTCCTCCGGGCTTATCCCGTGACTGGCGTTGACCCTCGCTACTTCGACCCTTACACTTACTCCCGCATCTTCGAGAGCGGAGTTTACGTCAATGAGGACTTTAGTCGCGAGCAGATCCTCGAGATCGCTGCTAACGAGCTAGGCACCGACATCCAGGTCCTAGAGGAGCTCTGCGAGGAGTTTCTCAAGGTGCCCGCCGTCGTCGGGACCGTCTACCCCACCATCACCGAGTTTTCCG